AATGATGATGTTGTCCGCCTTGTTGTTCCACATCGCCCCATCGGCAAGATCAAATACCTCTGGGCATGGGTAGTTTCCGTCGTCTCCCTTTCTCATCTTGTGCGGGTGGACTACGATGTCAAAGTAAACGTTGTTCTTTCGGGCAAACCGTGTGCAGTCAGACAGGAATGTTTCAAGGTACTTGTCGCTGCGCCCACCGCCCTTGGTATAGTCGTTCGCCATCTGGTTGAATGGGTCGATAATCACACGATCCACCCCATGTTTGATAATCATGCTGAGGAAAACCTCTTTCACGTAATCGGGAGTTGGGCTTACGTTCTTGGGGTACACCATAAAAATATGTTCACCAATCATCTTGTACACTTTCATGTACGCATCATAACTCGGTCTGTTGTAATTGCTTGGCGTACAGTCTTTTCCGAAATAAATTTCCACCAAGTCGTGGTAGAATTGTTCCGCTGGTAATTCTTCAGGGGTGAAGATGGCCACCTTCTCTCCAAACTTGACCATGCGGAATATCATCTCCCACTTCATAAATGATGACTTACCATAGTTTCCTATTCCGGAAACAATTGTTAATTCGCCTTTAACTCTTTTGAAGTGCTTGTCGAGTAACGGAACGCCAAGTGGCATAGCGGCCTGATATCCCTTCAAGTAAATCTCGGACGCCTGTTCCATTACTTCCTCAGCGTATATTACATCCTCTTTGCTTATCTCTTCGAGGTCCTGCTCGGTGAGTTCAATCTTAACCTCGGTGTGGTTACTCTTTGTAACCAGTTGGTCTTTGGTAAACTCAGCCGTATTCCACTGATTCATGTTGGCGCGGTACGCACTGCGGATGGCTTGACGGCACTCCTTCTGACTAAAACTGGAATCAGGAGTGACGTGCATCATCATTAGGTTGTAACACGTCTCCTCAAGCATCCCAAACCTACAGCAGCTTGCGGCCAACTTAAACACGAAGTGGTTCCTTTCCCCCTCGCGGAATGCGTCTCCCTTGGATGTCATCCACGTCAATAGGTTTTGGAATATCTTGTCGTCATCGCTAATGGTCTCGGTAGTTGTCTGTTGGGGCAATCTCCTGTCGGCTTTCTTTACGGGCAATTTCTTGTAGGTTTCCGCGTTCGGATTGTAGTAAAGTTCGGGATCATACGACTCAAAGCATAGGCGAGAAACATTTCGACCCGTCTTGTCGATGTCGAGCATCTCGCTCATTAAGGAATCGAAGTGTTCCTTATGCATGGTTTTCCACTCAATTTGGACGAGCGCTTTTAAGCCCTTTCCTGAAGGCGAAACCCAAACTGCGGTAATATACTCAACAGAACACAATTCGCTTCGTTTTTGGTCCATATCCGCAACATTATCAAAGTCCAAAACGATATATCCGGAGTGTTCAAGCAGTTCAGAGTCCTTTCTTTTGGAAAAAGTGCCACTAAAACATACAGCGGGTAGTTTCTTTTTTAACTCATCCGCCTCTTTCTTGGTTTTGGCTTCCCTCGCCTTCTCAACAAGTGTCTTTGATTTTCCAGCCCTAATTCGTTCAAGTGCGCCCAGTACACTAATTGTGTACCCTTGCAGGTCGTTGAAATCTTTGTAGATGGATACCTTACCATTTATTCCTTGGGTCATTTGGGTCATAGTTGTAATTAGTTTGTTTTGTATTTGTATTCGTATTCGTTGTTTCGTCTTCCCACCTCCTATCGCGAAGATAGCGTATCGGGTCCTTCCAGTATTTGCGCTCGCGGCCATTCTTGTGGTTTCCCATGCCTTCTACTGCAAGTATCCGGTCCTCAGAGGATAGTTTGTTCCATACAGCAAGGGTTTGTTTTTTGTCCACCTTCTTGTCATATGCAAGCCAAAAATCCTCAAAGGTGTATTTATATGTTATTTCTTTCTTTGTATTGTCTATATATGTAGTGGCGGGTTTTCGGATATCGGGTTTTCCGCTTTCCGTTAAACCGCTTTCGGTTGGCTCGTAGTAGACGATATAATTAAACCCTCTTGACAAGCCATCGTTACCAACAATTCTAACAGAGTGTATGTATCCAAGCAATTCTAATTCATCCCAAGCGCTAGAGATCGAATCCTTTCCATCTAAGAAATAATCAGTCAACTTACTTTTGTATATGACCCAATCATGCGGGAGGGAAAGTAAAAAAGAGAGCAACCCTTTTGCCTTTAGGCTAACCGATTTGTCTCTCAGAAATTCAGTAGGAACCATTGCGAATGGCACGTTCCTGGTTTTAACAATTTGTCCTGTATTCATAAAATAAAAAAAAGCTCGCAAGAACCACTTTGCGAGCTTTTGGATTGGTAAGAGCAAATCATTTACCTTCCAACCCTCGTTTACTGTGGTTCGATAGCAAACGAGGAGTGAAATATTTCAGCAAACATAAAACAAACACGCGAGGTTGTCAAGTGTTTTCTTCATTATTTTTTATATGCCATGTTTCGCAGTCCCAGCACATATATGGATATTGATCGTAATCACAATGTTCTTTTGCCTCATTTCGAGTCTTATAACACCTTTTGCCACAGCCATATATGGAGTTTTTAATCATAAATCCAAGCGATATAATGACGAGTATGATTGAGCAGATAAACATAGTGCAAATTTAAGTAAAATAGTGTTGTTTACAAGCAAGAACTTGACACTGTGTGATTTTTTTGTATATTTGCATCATGGCAAATTTAAGACCACCAGACGGACGAGTGTTCGTTAGAATAGATAAGATTCACGGCAAACAAGTGGACGCCACGATATTGGCAATTGGAAACGATGTTAATGTTGAGGTTGGGCAAAAGGTTTGCGTTCTTGGTAAACTTGAAAAAGTTGAGATACAAGACGCTGAAACTTATTCTGTCCACGAAAAAAACATAGCATTTGTATATGAACAAAATTGATAACTGGAATAGAGCAATAAGTCTTATCCAACGTATGATGGATGAGAAGATAGAAATATACGAGGTGATGCGAATTTTTACACCTATGTCAACAAAAGCTAGAAGAAAGATTCTTTATTGTGACCCCAATATAACGAGCGATGATTTGGACCAGGTTGAGTTGGCTGTAACCAGATACAATAAAACACTTGAAGAAATAACAAGCACTCAGGTAGAAAAGCGAATACGAAGATCGGCTTATTTCCAAACACTTAAAGAACACTATGATAAGAACAAAGACAAAAAATAACTATCTAAAAATCATAGAGGTTTACCAATATTACCTAGAAAGGGAAAAAACAGATATGAACAAGATCGAGTCTCTGATGAGTAATTGGGACGCCATTAATCTGTTTGGCACGTATTCGTCATTGCGCCGAGGAGTAAATAAGATAAAGAAAAAGACTCCGGTTGGTAAGAAGAATTTCGAAACTCAAAAACAACTGTTTGAAATATACAAAAAAACTATTTGATGGATTATAGCGACGTAGACATAGATAAGCTCCGACTTATTAATGGCGAGTGTTTAATTGAGGTTCAGACATGGACGGAGAACGAAGTTAAGTTCAATAATGGAACCTTGGTAATCGTCAATAAGCTAAAGGGCATGATAGATAAACCGGGAAGAGAAGATATCAATTCGCTTGTTAAGTCAATGAAGAAAGGGCGATACAAGGACGAAAAGGCCATGAAAGAATACATGAGAATGGCCGGAGAACAACATCGCCAGTACGATGAAGATAAGCAGGACATAGAGGCTATGCAAGCAGTTAGAAGAGGCAAGTTGATTAAACTTCCTGAAAAACTTGGAGACAAGAGCAGATGGGACTTTGAGTGTGAGTTTGATGGCTTGGAGGGAGACGATGTATGGTTTGACGCTACTTATACCCGTCAAAAAATTCAAGACGACGAAAATGGATTTGAGAGGGATGGTAAAAGATATTTGTTGATTCCAAGAAACGCAATATTTGCTGCTAGAAGAAATGATGAAATTATAAGTTTAAACGGATATATACTTGGAGAAGTTCTTTCAAATGAAAGAAAACATGGAGGTATATTTATGCCGGATAGTTTAATCAATAGAGTTAGAGTAGAAGTGGCTCCCGCTCATGAACCCAAGTTTCCAGTCCAAGGTGTTTGGACAAACACTAAATTAAAAAAGGGGGACATTGTTTGCGTTAGAGATCAGTTCGTGGTTCCTCTTGATTCTACATTGGCTCAATCTACAAACTTGGTCCGTTTTCAATCTAGAGTAATACTCGCAATAGAGGAATGATAAAATTAGACTTTAGTAAAATATCGTACAACATTGAAAGCATTCCAGATGACGAGTCGGTAATATACCGTTTCTCGGACTTGGCTAGTCAAGCCCATATTCTTGATAGGTCTGACGATCTTCCTGAAGGGGTTAGCGCGGACAAAGTTGTACGCTATCTCATATATATGTTTGCTCCAGGAACACCTGTAAAGGATGCGTATCCTGACATTAACCAACGAAAGCGATACACGCTAAACAAGCTGAATATCCAGGTTGATGATACGGACTCTGATAACGGGTACGCCCAGCTCTGCATGATGAATGTGGACTGGGCGGTGGAGCGATACATCACGTTCACACGTTTACAATGCTCGGAGGATTATTCGATCATGTGTACCGCCGATATAAGAATAGCTGCTTTGCAAAGAGCGTTGTTAACTCAGCCAGTAGATAGGTCAAACGATGATAAGAACTTCCAAGCTGGTCTTGAGAGTTGGAGGCAGACCCTGGTGGATGCCCGCACCCGAATCATGAATGATGAGACAAGCATTACCTTGCAAAAGGCGATTACATTTTCAGTTCGTGCGGAGAATCTTGGAATACAACCAGAACACTACTCTCGTATCTGGCGTGAGAAGAAAGAAATATTCCCGGAGATTATACCATAAAGTATTATACCATGAAGTACGAATACGAGGAGGAAGATAAATATGTTTCATTCCATGAGGATGACGATGAATTAGATACTATTCGTATTCCTCTTCCTCGCCTTGAAAAGTGGTATTCCCATCATTTAAAACGTGAGGTCACAAGAGAAGAGGCTCTTGCGTATGTTGATGGTTATGGGTTGGATCCAAAAGAACAGAAGTTTACATATCAAGAAACTCCAGAAAAAATACGACTCATCTATGAAGTTGTGTTTAACAAGAAGCACGCAACTAATAAATCCAAGTACAAAGAGGTAGGTGACGTAAGACTTGAGGATATTTACGAAGAGATTGAGTCAAACCAGAAGTATTATGCAATGGAGATTGAGTGGATCAAGCTCCAGATTAAACGTAGATATGTTGGTTATTGGTGTTTCATTAAGGGGAAACCAACCTATATTAACGGAGCCAATTATTTCTTTTTGAACTTCTGGACAGTAAAGAACTTTGGAAAGAACAACAACCGCCCTGACTACCGGGATTACCAACGCAAGATGTTCCATTTGTTCATGTATGCTTACACTACAGAAGATGCATTTTATAAGCACAAGATTTTATACAGGGAGGATGGTGTAGTAAAAACAAGGTATTCAAACCAAGATGTAAAGAATGTTGTTGAGGATATGAACGAACAGGGGTTTGAGTATTATGTTGAACCAAACGTAAATGTTACTGTGGGAAAGGGCAAAAGAACGGTTCACGGAATCAACTTTGTATCTGGGCGTCGTATTGCCAAAACAGCAATTGCTTGTTGCTTTTGCACTTGGGGAACACTCAATATGCCGGATCAAACCTTTATCATCCAAGCGATGAATGAAGATCAGGCAGTAAACAAGATATTTATAAAACAAATTCAAACACCTGTAAGCAAACTCCCTTTCTTCTTTCGTCCGTACTATCGTGGTAGGATAGAAGCGAAGGAGGGTTTGCGTTTTCAGTATGAAGGAGCAATCGCATCAGCAGCAAGGGCCGGAATTGTCCCCGAACAAATGGAATGCTTCATTACGCCACTCCCGTCGACGGAAAAAGCGGCGGATGGAGAAGCGGAAATCGCATTTGTTTACCGTGACGAGCCAGCGAAAAAAACGGACGCGAAGGCGGCGGACCAAAATATCCCGACGTGGTGGTACAACACGATGAAGCCAGCGATTGAGCGCGGGGAAAACATCCGAGGTTTCTGCATCATGCCGTCTACCGTGGGTGACATGGATACGGGAGGTGGAGCGCAATTCTTTGATATTGCCAACGACTCACACTTCTCTGACCGCAACGAGAACGGAACAACTCCATCGGGACTCATCAATTTCTTCCTGCCCGGTTACTACGCGGTAGAGGGATACATTGACGAGTACGGCGCAAGTATTATCGATGATCCTAAGGAGCCAGTTATGTCCAACGAGGGCAAATGGATTACCAAGGGAGCCAAGTCATACCTACTAAACCAGGCCGATTACTTTGAGCGCAAGCGTGAGTGGCAGAAACTTATTAAGTTACAGCAGAACTTCCCTATGAGTTGGAAGCAGGCTTTTGCTGTGATTCCAAAAGATATGGGTATGCCCATCGAGAAGATGCGTGATCGTATATCTGAACTTAAATTTTCCAGAACTCCTATTACCACAAAAATTAATTTTAAGTGGGCAGGAGATAAGTTTGGAGGAGATGTATATGTAGAGAATGATCCGAAGGGTAGTTGGACTATGAGCTATTTGCCTCCACAAGAAATGAGAAACAGAAAAACAGTTGTTACTCCAGAAGAAGGCTATATTCCTCCAAAGGAAAGGGGTCCTATATATGCTCCAGATCCATCAGTGATGAACAAGTTCTTTTTATGCTGTGACCCGGTAAAGTTTCACAAAAGAAATACTGTGGGTAAAAAGAAGTCGAATGCCGCTGCTGCGGTATTTTATAAACGGGATAGCCAAGTTGATCCAGATACCAAGCCACGTAATGAGTGGTCAAGTAATGATTGGATTTTGATTTACAATAGACAAACTGAAGATAAGGCTGAATATCACGAAGAATGGTTGAAAGCAGCTATATTCCTTGGGGCTTATGTCTATCCAGAGTGGCCCGATGGAGAAGCCCTTGTCGAATATTTTAGGGACAACGGCTTTGATGGGTACCTACTCAAAGATTTGGGATCTGATGGAAAGCAGGAGGGAAGACCCGGAGTTTGGGCAGGTGAAGCTGAAAAAAACGAAATGGCTGGAGATATTATGACTTTCTTCAACAACAATGTTAAGTATGTGAAAATGTGGGAGATAATTGAAGAATGGAGTCAGATGAGAGGGATAGACGACCTTACAAACCATGACTTGTGCGCGGCTACAGGTTGGTGTATGAGAGCCATAAAAAGCAGAATGCCAGATCTTTACAAGGAGGTTTATCAGCCAATAGAAATTACGGGTGGATTTGCAACCTTCGATGTAGACTAATTGTTTTCAGCTATTTAATAAAAAATTTACTACATTTGTCGTGGTTAACTAAATTTGTACGATATGCTACTGCCTCAAATGGCTGGAGGGGTGTTGTTTCCCAATGACAACATTCCAGAAAGCGATAAATTAAAACCAGACTTTGGACTCCGATGTGCAAGAGCGTTATATTCTCGTTTTTGTGCAGGAGGCACTTATTTTTCTTTTAGCCAACTTCCTGAAATGCAGGAGGTAAGAAATTATGGTGGTGGAGTTCAGTCTCCTGAAAAATATAAAAATTGGTTTACCAACGGATCTCCAACGGGATCTAAGTCTTCGCCAAATAGCGAGGCCGCCGGTATAACTAGGGGAATGACTAGGGGCCAAAGAAAGGCCATGACTAACATTAGTTATGATATCTTCTCTCCAATGAGAAAGCTGTCGAATGTTCTTCTATCAATTCTTTCAGATAACGATTATAAACTTGATTGTGTTTCTCTTGATAAAAACATCATCAATAAAAAGAAGCGTAAAAAATATGATTTGTACGCTAAGGCAAATTATACAAACCCTTTAGCAAAAGAGTTAGGTCTTCCAGAGTTTAAGTTGCCTTTTGTGCCTAAGGACGAGACAATGCTTGAGATGGCAGATCGTTTTGGTTTTTTTAAAACTAAATATGAGGTAGCTCTTGAGAAATTGGCGGAGTCTGGATTTCGTGCATCTGACTGGTCATCTCAACGTATGAATTTTAACCGAGATGCTATTGATTTTCATTTTAGGGCTGCTAAACTTTACAATGATCCAATAACTGGTCAAGTAAAATTTAACTATGTAGATCCAGCCAGAATGATTATGCTTTGGAATGAAGATAATCAAGAAGAACCAACAGCTATAGGCCACATCGAAGTTGAGACAATTCAATCCATATACAGCAAGTTAATTGATGCTGGGTTTTCTGAAGCTCAAATTCAGTCTATGGCTAAGTCATACGTTCCGTATCAGACTACATTGTCTTCAATTCCGCAATGGGCATTTGAGCGTAAGGACGCTACCACAAACCGTTGGGTTTGGATGGACTTTAAAGTTTATGTGTTGAAGTTTGAGTATTTATCTACAGACTACAAGCAATATGTAGAACGAACAAACAAACAGGGTTATGCAAGTTATTTGCGTAACAACAAGCCTGTAGAAGAAAAAAAGAAGAACCCAAGCGATACTTATGATGAAGTAAGTTGCAATTATTGGTACGAGGGTTCATACATAATTTCAGGAACAGGTCAAGACCGCATTTACGAATGGAAGAAGAAGCCCAATCAAATGCAGAAGGGCCTTTCTCCAATGAGTTCATATGTAATCCACCGAATTAATGGTCAATCACCAACACGAAGCGTTCGTGGTTTGCTGGATGATTTAATGTTTGCTGTATTGAAATTACGTGCAGCTGTTTGGGCTGCTGCGCCAAAAGGATATAGAATTGATGTGGGCGAAGCCGCAAACATTAAGATTGGAGGTGTAGAGTACGACCTGTTCGACCTCATGCATATCCACCGTCAAAACGGTATTCAGATTGTCGCTACTAAGTTTAACGCGGCAACAGGTAAGTATGTGTCTCAGCCATTGACAGAAATGGATAACGGTCTTGGTCCACAAGGCCAAGAATGGCTTGCTCAAATAGCCAATATCCAAATGATGATTAAAGATCTCATGGGTATTCCGGACGCAATGGCCGCAAGCCCTGATCAGTCAGCGGAGCGTTTGGTTGGAGTGATGGAAGCCGACTATGTTGCTGGTAACCATGCTAACTGGCCTCTTCGCGAATCTGAGCGTCAATTCAAGCAAAAAATTGGTGAAAGAATTATTCACCAGGCTCGAATAGATATTGAATACGATCCTAAGATTCGTGAGTTTTATGAGAGCGTTATTGGCGAAAATATGATTAACGCACTTGATGAACTTGAAGGGTTATCGTTAGATCAACTAGCGATATCTTGTAAGGTTCTTCCAAACGAGAAAGAGAAGAGCGCTATTCTTCAACGCGCTATGCAAATGTCTCAGATGCCAACAAAGGATGGCGCCGTATTGTTAAGCCCTTCAAGCGTGGAACGTGTAGCCCAACTTTTGAAGAACGGAGATGTGGATGAAGCGCTTTGGTTTATGGCGACTGAAGAAACAGAGGCTCGTCAGCGAGAGGAACAACACGCACAAATGATGTTGCAGCAGACAATTCAAGGTCAGCAACAATCTGCAATTATGACTGAAGAAGCCAAGCGTCAAACTGCAATGCAACTTGCTCAGATCGAAATTATGAAACAGCGTGAGATGGCCAACATGGAACTTATGAAAGAACAGGAGATGGCCAAGATTAAAGCTGATTCGAACTATCAAGTTCAGCTATTGAAAGGAAAACAAGTATTGGAACAAATACAGCTTGAGGCAACCCTCGAAGCTCAAATGGGAAATGAAATAACAGGTAGAGTATAAAACATATGGAAAACAACGAATTGAACAATCAAGAGGAATTGGTTAACGAGCAGGTAACCGATCAAGTAAATGAACAGTCAACTGAGCAAGTAGATGCGGCAGATATTCCGTGGTTTGCTGCTTATGGCTATGAAAATGAAGACTCGTTTAAGAGCGAATTTGAACAACTCCGTTCATATAAAAGTCTTGCAGACGAGTTAACTCATAAGCAAAGGGAGATAGAAGAGGGTTTTGCTTTGTTGCAAGATGCTGATGATCCATTTGGCGGAATTGAGGAAGCTAAGACAATTGTTGCGTTTGGTAAAAAAGGCATTAATTCATCTATAGCCAACCAAATTGTTTCTTCTAATCCGGAAAGTTTGATGGAGGACCCACTCAAGGCACTTGTGCTTGCTGAGGCGGTAAAGAATCCAGATAAATTCAAGCGACTTGGCCAATCAACTATTGAGGAAGCCATTCGTGAAAAATATAACTTAGGTGAAGGCGAATATTACGCTACAGCTCTTTTAAAGTCTGATGCAATCGATGCAATTGAAATGATTGAAAAGACTAAAAAAGATGTTGAAATAGTAAAAAATCCTTTTACCTTTGCAAAAGAGCTGAAGAGCCAAAATCAAAAACAGATTGCGGAAAGACAGAATATAGCACTTACCGAGGCAGAGTCTTACGGTAAACAGCTAAAGGAGGTCCCCTACAAATTCGGCGATACGGAAGTTTCGTTACAAGTTTCAAACGAAGAGGTCGAATCGATTTTGAAGTCGCAATATGCTGGCTATTTAGGCCAAGCCTTTGATACTACCACAAAGGAAGGTAAACAAGCGGTACGTGAATGGCTAAAGAACCAAATCCTCATTCATAAGGTTCAGTCTGGGGATCTCGGAGTTCAAATAGCTAAGTCACTTACGGCTCAAACCGAAAAAAAGGTGGTAAAAGAAGTCTACAACGGTCAGCCTAAAACGGTAAATCGTGTAGGCAAAAATGATGCTGATGGAGGTAAGTTAAGTTTCGCACAAAGAGACTTGCTTGAGAGAAATCAACCAGTGCCATCGCAACAGTTAAAAAATATTGGTAACGATTAAAAAATCTTAAAAAAATGGCAAATTTAATTAATCAGGCGATTCCTGGTGGTATTACATACGGTACCATCAAGAATAACTGGGACGCATTGAAGGCTGACTTCGATGCGGTAGCATACCTGCCCTTCGGTGACGAGTACTGGGATGCTATGAACCAAATCATTAATGGTATTGGTAACCGTGAAATTGCAACTCAACAAGTTGTTAACTGGTTTGAAATGAACCGCATGGAGGTTCCTTTCACTTGTGAAAACGGTCCTGTTTCTCCATCAAGTGGTAGTTACAGTGTAAACCTTCCATCTACAGAAGTTGACCAAACTACAGGTTACTCATTCCCTATTGTGAATGAAATCTATCGTGCGGCTACAACTGGCGCTCTGTTTCAAGTAATTTCTAAAACAGCAGCTACTACTTCTCCTTTCTTGACCACATTAGTATTGCGTCCACTTTTGACAACTACTACTGCTGCAATTCCTGACAACGAGAAATTCTTCTTCGTAGGTGTATCTGTTCCTGAAAACTCTGGCGCACAAGATCCAAAGTTTGTATTTGACACCAAATACAGCTCAAATCTTCAGACTTTCCGTACAGACTCTCTCGCATCTTCAGAAGCTCTTTACAACAAGTTGTGGTACGATCAACTTGAGAATGGCGTTCAAACTCCATACTCTAACTCACGCGACATTATCTATATGCAACGTGAACACCAAGTTGGTATCGTAAACACTTTCTTGGCTGGTCAACAATTCGACAACACTGGATTGACAGCGTTCCAAACCACACAAGGTTTGATTCCTGCAATTCTCGGTCCTTCTGGTACAGGCGGATCTGGTCCTGGCACTGGAAACGGTGGTGTGGTTGTAGACGTTGCTGGTGCTTTTGAAATTGCAGATATGTATACTTTGGAGCAAGGTCTTGCCAAGCAAGATGGTTCTGTGAAGAATTACATGGTGTGGACTTCAGGTGTTAGCCAGTCTATTCTGGAGCAAGGTTTGCTTGAGTACAATAAGAATGCTAACATTAGCATCAACAAAGTACAGATGGAAAAAACCTTCTGGGGTGAGGGCGCTTACGCTGATTTGATGTCTTCAACTTACTCATTCAACAATGTAGTGTTCAATAACAAGAACTTTGCATTTGTTCGTATGGGTATTTTTGATAATCCTCAAACTTTCAACGTAACATCAACCGCAGGTACTAATCCTTGGCCTGGTTACGCAGTATTCCTGCCAATGACCTCTCAGGGTGTTGATGATGGTTTGGGTAACATGGGTAAATATATCCGTCTTGCTCACAAGCCAGAAGCATTCATGAATATGTGGCAAACAGGTGGCCGTGCGATGTCTAACAAGACAGACAAGTGGCAGTTGGGTGTTCACATTGTTTCTGAAATCGCGTTCAAATTCATCAACCGTAACAAGTACGGTATGTTCAAGGGGGTTACAGCTCTTGCATAATCTTAATTAGTAAATCAGAAAACGGGGGGTCAAAAGCCCCCTTGTTTTCACAAAACCAAATACGTTATGCTTTTCGATATAAGTACAGGTGCGTCCATACCTGTTCCAACCTGGGCAGTGGAAATTCTAGAAGAAGATTTCCCGGATTTTTTTAATGGTAAGCCGGTTAAGATATCGGTACTACCTCACAAAATGGCTCGCAATTACAAAGTGGGTTCAAATGACAAATCAATGACTCCGCGTCTTGTAATTGAGCCTCCAATCGGCACTGTTAGAAAGGCTCGCGGTTATGTGCTTGACCCGGAGACCGGTCAACAGGTTATGTTGCAATATTCAACGTCTTACCCTAGAAACACTAGTAGCGGGATTTCGTTCCCCTTTCCGGGTGGATATGTAACACTTGAGCATGGAATGACAATACAACCAAGTCAACTTGATTTGTTGTTTTACGTTCATTTCTTGTGTCCAAGCGTAGAAGGTAATATGTGCGAATATGCAGATCATAGTCCATTCTACAAATACGACAGACCAGATGTTGATGCTAAGACTAAGATAGAAAAAGTTAAGAAGGAGAGAAACCTTGAGAACTTGATTTATTTTGACACGCCTTATGATTCTATTCTAAAGGCAATCAATGGATTAGGCTTGAAAACAAAGGAAACTGAAGAGGAAAACCGCGTTATGCTGCACGACGCTATGAGTCGTGGAACTGAAACATTTAGAAACAACGCGTTTGAAATTCTGAATTCAACACAAAAGAAACAAGAAGTAAAAAGTGAAGAAACTATCCACGAGTTAGTTAATCGACTTTCTTCTGAAGGTTTTATTAAAAATGAAGACGGAATTTGGTATCTTCGCGACCGTAGAGGTGATGGAACAAAATGGCTAAAGAATCCATTCTTTGAATCAACCGGAGAAAAGGATGCGTTTGCCTTGATTGATCACCTCAAGGTAAATGAAGAATTATTAGGTAAATTAAGAAAACTATAAAAAGATGATTAGCACCGTAACCCTTACGTTTGATCTAACATACGTTGATCCACTTACAAATACAGTGGTTCCGCGAGGCATAGTAACAGATTCAACAAATTACTCAGGACCTGGTGGTATCGGAATTGACCTTAATATCAATCAGGCAAAGGGGGTAGGTGTAATTACTTTTAATGGAGATGTAATTGTTGACTTGAATGATCCTTCAAGCAATGATACAACCATGATAAATCTGCAAGATTGGGAGTCTCAGCATTCAGGCGAGACTCCTTATTTTGCTTTTAATTTACCATTAGACGTAAACGGAAACGTAGCTAATGGCGTGTACACTTTGCTATATAGACTTCGCTTGACAGGTCTTTGTGATTTCCAGTCGATTACACTGCCAAGTACTGCTGTTTCTGATAGTTTCCAATTTGCCGGATTTTTAGAAGCTGGAAATAGTTTAACTATGGATCCTAGCGGTGATCCGGTAGTAATCGTCTCTGTAGGAGAAGTTTCTGGGGGCGAGTTTCCAATTACTCTTTCTGGACTACAGAATGACACAGACAGCTCTTCTTCATTTGATATAACCAACGTACAATTAAATGGCGTTTACACTTATTCAGGATGTGTTCAATCAGCAGCTGATGTAACATTTTCATATGACTGCGAGGTGGGAACAAATGGCACATGGGCGGTAGCAAATTCAACTGTATTAAACGGCCAGACAATTACAAGTCTAAGTGCCGCAATTAACTACCCTGCTTGGACAAGTTTAACCCCGACGTTTAACTCTCAGATTATAACGAACACGCTTCCGTATAGCAACAATGTGCTTGCTACTGGAACATTTAGTGTTTCATTGAGTCAAACAATTCAAAAGGTACAGACCGATGGATTGATTCTTCAATATATATCATCTGGAAGCCAAGAGTTTGTAGTTAGTTGCGCGGGTTCTCTTTGTGGGCTTATCCCTTGCATCGAAAGTCTTCGTAATGCTCACGCTACAGAACTTCAGCGTAATCGAATTTCTAAGTATCAAGTATTTGTAGATAACGTATTGCTCTACTACACTTTGGCTCAAAATTACCGTTCTTGTGGTGATATTGAGAACTATCGCAGAACATTAGCTCTTATTGAAGGTCAACTAGACGCTTCTGGATGCGAATGTGGATGCTGCGATCCAGATACTTATCAGTGGGTAAACAATAACGCTGCGTCTACAATTGATACACTTATCAATGCAATTCAGTTTAGACTTTTTAATGCCGATCCTGTAGGTCCGGGATCTCCATTGTCAACTAATGACGTAACACAAGGAGTCCAGGTAGGAGCATTGTGGGAAAATGTAGAGACTCAAGTAATATACATCTGCTTGACTAATGGTCAGGGTACTGCTACTTGGGAAGAATATTATGGCCCAGGTCAAATTCCAACGGCGTCTGAAATTCCGGCAACTCCAAGTGCTATTTTAACATCTGGGTTTGTTCAGGGACAATTAGACCAAGTGGACGCCCTTGCCGTGTTTGATGGTATTAATGGACTGAACAAGGTTGGCAATGACGTTAGACTGGGTGGTACGCTTGATGGTGTTACTTTAATAGATGTTGACGGAAATGATTTTATTATACAGAGCGATGACACTTCATTAGAAGTTATTGCCACAGCTGGAGTTCCACTACTTTGTAATGTAAATCAAAACTCATCAGCTTTGGGAACGAATCTCGTTCTTCAAACGCTAAACAGCTCTGGCGTAGGAGCCAATGGAATAGGTTCTTCAATACAATTCTCAGCAGCAACAGCATCGGGATCAGCGGCCCCAACGTCTAATATTAAAAGTACGTGGGTTAACGCAACCACACAAAGTTCTAATTTACAAATAACCACAAAAAATTCTGGAGTAGAAAATCCAGCGATTACCTTAAACTTTGATGGTTCTGTAACACTGAATGAATATGGCCAAACTCCGGCAGCCTTCTCTGGCGCCCCACAATATCTTCTTGGTGTAGATAATAACGGGTTAGTTACGGAAACCGTTTCTGCTATTTATAGTATGGCGGTAATTCGAATTACTCAATCCGGATCAGGCGCTCCAACCCTTGTTCAGACTGTCTATAATAACACTGGAGCTACGTTTTCATTCCAATATGGAGGCGTTGGTCAGTATAGATTGTCGTTGGGGTCTTTGATTAATGATTTAAAGACATCAGTTGTAATCAACAATGGTAATGCTGGGTCGCGAGTTGGTTTTGTTTATGCTGAACCTGTTTCCGCTGGATATGTTGCCATAAGAACTTATGACTACGACACAGCCACATTGCAAGATGGTATTTTGAATAATGCTACTGTTGAAATCAAGATATTTGCATAATGACCACTAACCTTGGCCAAATATATAGCGACCTTCTCTTCAGGGCCGGAAAGGACCTGAGGGGTGGCTATATTACGCCCGATACTTTTAACAAGGCTATTAACGCAGTGAATCAGAGATATCTGAACACGCTTGTAGATAACTTTGAAAAGAATCGCGAGGTTACAAGTGACTTGCAGACGTTCATTAAGACATTGGGTTCACCTCAATATCCAGCCCTTGCATTCACCCCCGTGCTGCAAGGACGCCCCGAACGTGGTGGTTACGCTACAATCCCTGCTGATCTTTGGTATCAAGCAAATTCAAGTTATCTTGAAGTTTTGAACGTAAACTGCGGATACGAAACCAATTATCGTAGTGTAGAGTTTGTTAGTCAACATGAGTTCGACGCTAAAATGCGTAACTCAATTACAAGTCCCGTAGACAATCCTCAGGAAAATGATCCTGTAATTGTTACAAGAAACGACAAATATTACATCTACCCGTACATCACGCGGATTACGTTTACATACATAAGAACTCCTGAAGTTCCTTACTTTGACTACGATATTATTAACGGAATTCCCGTATATTTACCACCGGGAGAAGTTCATACAACGGGACCAAATACTGGAGACCCAAGTTTGAGCGTTGAATTTGAATACCCCGAAAGCTGTGTTGACCATTTGATTGAGATGATCAAGACCTATGTTGGAATTGGAAACCAAGATCAGTGGGATATTCAGACTCAAATGCCAAGTAAAGTATGATCACGAAACGTCAAGCCATTGAATTAATACAACACAGGTTGACCGGGGGCGATGTCCCTGAGGACTTGCGCCGTTTGTATCCTCGTTCGATTATTTCTCGTGTACTTAACTTAGCCCTTGCCGACATTGTATCACGCAATCCCTATGAGGCAAGTGACATGGCGGTTCCCTATACCTTCACTCCCGCTACTGACGCCAATGGTTACTATGTAACTCTCAGTCCACAGCCAATTGCGGGGACTATGGCAATCTTTAGTGTAGAAGACCAATCAACTGGGGATAATGGTTACATTGTTCAAAGCAAGGCAGAGGCTACGGCCATAAATATACTGCGTGGAGGAAACAACTCAGCGGCCATCCTTTTTAAGGATAAGTTGCGTTTCAATAGGAAGCCAGAGGGTGATGTTACGGTTACAATGGTTCCCAACGTATATCAAATGGCTGATGACGATGTTTTGATTATCCCTAGCGACGAAACAGGGAAGGGTGAAACAATGCTGTTCCAGGCGTGTATGCAATTGCTTTCAACCCAAGGATTCCAAGACGACTTGAATAATGATGGTATTGACGCTCAATCACAAAGGACTCAAGGATGACAATAAAGAATATAAAATATATCGCAACGTCCGCGTTATACCGCTTGGGCAAGAACCCAGTTGGTCGTGAACTTACTTGGATGACTCAGGTGGCCATTGACTATTTAAGTGAGAAGAGTCCGCTTGATGGTAACGTATCACTTAAAACTATAAATGGAAGTATTGATACTGGCGCTCGCGTTTTTACTATGCCATCAGATTGCATTAGGATATCAAAGGTGGGATTGAGATCTGGTAGAAGGGTTTATACCTTAACTCCTGATAATACTCTTGCATATCCAGAAGAGTTTTTTATGTGCGAAAGTGATTCATCGGATCCAGTGGTATTGGATGGTTTTTTCCCATTTGGTTATTTTGGTTATTTCTACAATATGCCAAACTATACCATTGGCGGTGGACGCAATGAGAACTACTACCGTATCGATGGCAACAACATTATTTTCGATCACAATATTCCAGACGGGCAATTGGTAATCGAATACTTTTCCAATGGCGCGGAAGTCAATGAAAACACAATGATTGATACGGCTTATGCCGAGCCATTCCGTTTATACTTGATGAGCGAATACTGCTTGCATAAAGGCGGAAGTGAAGACAAGGCTAAGTATAAAGAATTGCAGATGCAGTACGAGGCTGCACAGTGGAGCGCCAACCTTTTGGTTAAGGCTCCTCGCTTGAGTGAGATGATTGACGCACTTGCACAAAGTTCAGAATTTAACTTAGGATAATGGAGTTTAACGAGGTCATAGTTTTTGAAGGCGGAATAAACACCGACGACACGCCACAGGCAGTCCCCAAGGGGGATTACCGCGATTTCTCGTATTGCCGATTAGGATACAATGCGGGTAATGCCATGGCGGTTACAACTTCAAATGGAACTATCGTTATTCCCAATCTTGACATAGCCATCCAAGATCAAATACTTGGCGCTACTCAGTGGCAAAAAAGAAATTCAATCGTTTACTTTGTTTACAAGGCGGATTTGAATCACCAGATTTGGGTGTATGACATTACAAATCAAACGCATACTGTTGCGCTTGAGTCACCTGAATTAAACTTTAGCCGCGATTGGCCAGTTTATCACGCCAACGTAATTGATGATATTTTGAAGTGGACTGACGGTCGTTGGGACCCACAGATGTATGAGTCAGATGGAACCCGTCTGTTCAATCCTCCATATCAAATCAACCTTGCAAAGGCGCTTGAATCGCCCAGCCCGAACGGGTACTACACGCTAGTTGATCTGCAAACAATAGACGCCATTAAGTGGCCTTTAGATCCTCCGCGAGTTAGTTATTTCACTGACCCCAACAGGAATGACAACAAGCTCAGAAATAAACTTTTTAAGTTTATCATTCAGCCTATCTATGAAAATGGTGAGATAGGTGTTTGGTCAATGTATTCAAACTTGGATTTGCCAGAGCAGTCAGAGCTTGTAAGCGGAACCAATTGGATGTTCCCAAATAATAGTAATGGTATAAATATTCAATTTTATACCGAAGGTAAGATTGTCCGCAAGTTCAATCTGGCCGTACAGCAATTTGATAAAGATGCTTTTGGTACGGAGCCTCCATTTGCGGTTTTTCTTCAACTAGATAAAGACCAAGACAATATACAGGACGACGTGTATCACACGATTCAGTTCTATGGTTTATCTGCTACCGCTCCTGCTACAGATGTATTTAAAAACTACGATAGACTCCCAATCACATCGTATTGTCAAGAATATCTTCCAACGAATCAAATTGTCTATACCAACTTTCGCGAAGGTTACGACAAACCTTCTGAGACATACGAACAACTTGATGTTCAAGTAGACTATGAGTTAAGCGAAATAGTTTGGAATCCAATCGGTGGCCAAGCATTAGTTTTCGAACCAAACGGCACGTTCGGGTCTCCCACATATCAAACTTGGCTTTACTTTGATTATATATGGAATTTTGATAATATAGGTACAGCATTCGCATTTTCTCCAAATACTACATATAGCATTAACCTGCCCGGATATGGAAACTTTTCTTATACCATATCTTATCAGGATATTCAAAATGCTTTAGTGCTTCCAACCGTATCGGATCAAAACTTATATATGTGGGAAAATATAGGAGATAATTTCAGTATACAACTCGGCATCCCGCTTGGAAGTATAGTCCCTGTTGCTGATCCTCCAAATAATTATTATGTTTACACTTGGGGTTCTGGACCCTTTGCGCCTCACAGCACTGTTTTAGATTTAACTACGATAACATCGTACACGCAAAAAACAACAGGCGCAACACCTTCTTTGAAAGCCGGGGCGACGCATGAATTTGGAATAGTGTATGGAGATAGGGCGTATAGGGATAGTACTGTTTACACGGTGGATTCTATGAATCTTTTTGTTCCTTGGTTTTACGATATAGATAGATCCGCTTTTAATAATCCAGACAATCCTTTTACTATAACTCCAAAATTTACTATAGATCACATACCGCCTATTTGGGCTACAAAATATTGGATAGTATCAAAGCCGGCAACTACAATACAAAGTTTTGGACAATACACAACGAATATAACGCAAACTACTCCAGGCACTTATGTTTCATCAATAGTACTAGATAACGTTACCAATAATAGGTATATCATATACCTTGATGATTACTATGAGAAAAAGAATATTGGAGCTAAAATAAATCATGAAATAAAAGTCGGGGACAAGGTTAGATTTATAAGACGACGCGCTGACGTAGCCGCTGATAACGCTTCAGAGGTTGCGTACTTACCATACCTTGAACTTGACGTTATTGATTACGATCCGGTGGGTGGTCCAGGACAAAGAAGGGCTGTATATGTAAACATATTTGATACAAGTCAAATAGAGTTTTTCTTTAGCAGCGTTCAAAATCAGCTTTTTGGCCAACTTATTGAAATTTACACACCTCAACCATCAGTTGATGACACTGGGAATATTTTTGTATCCACATGGAAAGATGTAAGTGAGGCTATTGAAATAAGAAATCCTCACAAAAGTGGTCGATCACATGGAGCGCCTCCTAAGTATTATTTGAACGTTGGAATACCTCCAGGATTATTTGCGATTGCTATCTACATAAGTGGTGATTATACATTTTTAGACGGGACAAACCAAGACATAACAGTTCATTATGACGATGGAAGTGCGGACTTCCCTATAGGAGTTAGTGTAAACGTTATCAAATACAACCCATCATCTAACATTACAACGCTTACACTGTCTGGAGTGACTCCAGATAGTTCAATGTCTTACATAACAATCGATAACCAATATCAGGTTGTAAATAATTTATCCTCTGTTAGTCCGGCTGAATTTTCTCTTAATTATGGGGATGTATATATAAGACAAAGAAATTATGGGACAGGACTAGCTCCCCCATCCCAAGTTTATTACTATTACATAGAAGATTCTAGTTATTCAGATTATTGGATAAGTGATGTTCACAACACGGGTCGCACAAGGGTTGAAGACCAAAACGCAAAGATGACCCATCGTCAGGCGACGGCTATTCACTCTGATTCTTTTATTTTTGGAACCCAGGTAAACGGCTTGTCTTCATTTGCACTTGACAACACCAATATTGAGGACATGAATCCAACGTTTGGAGGTGTTGTTAGAGCTTATATGTCTGGGCGCGAGGGTAAGACTCTTAAATGTCTTCAACCAAAGAAGGAGAACTCAATTTATATTCAATTCTATCCCAATGAAGTTGGATCAGACTCGACGGTTCGTGTATCGAATAGGACGTTTGCCTCGTGGTTTGATTACAAGAGTCTTTTGGGCTGTTCTAATTCTGGTGCTACAGCTATTTTGCCTAATGGCTCTACAATGTATTTTGACAATAACACAGGGGTGTTTGTATATTCGGGATCAAACGGCCAAATTCAAGTAAGTGAAATAGATCCAGATAGCGGAAAGGACTATAAGTTCAGAACCAAAACAAAGGCTTTGGCAAAGGCTTACAACGAAAGTTCCAATCCAATGGTTCGTACATACGTAAATGAATCCGTTGGAGAGGTAGGTTTTGCTTTTAGATTTGACGTCCCCTATACCGGCGCGGCCTATGGAGCGTTTAATCCTCCAATAGTTGATACTGAATATTTCAGAATCAATGGAGATGTAGAATATCTGTACGGTTACAGCATCGTAATCACTTTCCCTCCACCTGAAGAAGGAAGTGGCAACGTTTATCAAGGAGTAATTAATTATGTTCAATACGATCCCATACTTGATTACACTTTGATAGGTATTGAAGATGTATTACCAAGCCCAGATGATTTTAACGTAGAAGGATATTATTTTACTACAAGCGGGTTGAGCTATGACCACGTGGTGTTTGACTACGTTAATATGAGATGGAGGTCAACCTATGATTATAACTTTAAACAGTTCTGCAACTTTGGGCAAACACTTGTGGGATGGGGCTTAAATAATCAAATGTATCTCCACAATCAGCCCGGAAGCTGGGAGTTTCATGGTCAGCCATTCATTCAGAAGATTTCTTTTGTATCAAACGAAAATCCGTTGATGCTTAAAAGGTATCAGGATATAACTTTGGTTTCTGATGATACGTTTTCAATTGAGGCTTATTCAGAGTCAAACAAAAGTTATCCGCTTGGAATGAAGACGTCAATGCCAACAAATATTGTAAACATATACGAAGGATATGGCAAGACGTACTATAGGAAAAACTTATATGACCCTAGATTTTTTAATACAGGAACATCAACCGTAAGTAATTACGAACCAATTACTTATCCTGTAAATGGATGGCTTGTTCCCGGTGACCAGCAGTTTTTGAATAATGAAAATATAACCATAATTCAAAACGATGGCAGCATATTTTCAGGTAGGGTTGTGTCTGCGGTATACGACACAGTAAATGACAATACTTTGATTGAGCTTTTCAATCAAGGGCCTGGCACTTATGGTGTAACTGGATACTGGTACAATAGCGATAGAGCGATGTTGAACGGTGAAGATATCAGGGCAAATGCTTTAACCCATAATCTTTACTTTGATCCGTCACTGGCAAATCAGTCATCTGTTCTTTTCTCAGTTGGAATAAAGGGCATTTTATCTTAAATTTGCCACTATGGACAAAATCTCTTATGAGGCTATAAAGTTAGCCTTTGTTGGAGACTCAGAAATACAATACAATTGCGATCCCGATAATCCGGACAAGTCTGAAATTGGAATTGTAGACGACGTGTATAAAAAGTTGATTGAGTATGAGGATTTGTTCATTGGTAATTTTGTTGTATTGAATGATGGCGGGAAGGATGTTGGGTTTATATATTGTTTGCCAAATCTTCTTGTTAGTTTTGGAGTGAACAAATTACATAGGACTAAGGAGTTTTTGCCGAAAGTTTTTGAAACCATACAGAAGGTTGCGGGGGATGAATTTGAAGTTTATATGTGGAGCAGAAACAAAAGGGCGATTAAGTGGTTGAAAAGATGTGGGATGCAAGAACAGTATTTTGAAAACAAAGAAATTAAAAAATTAAGATACAATGCCAGTTACAATAGGCTTAATAGCGGCAGGGGGATCGGCACTTTATCAGGGGATTAAAGGTGTTCAACAAACCCGTCAAGCTAAAGAGATGCAGAAAAATCTTGGCCCAAGGGTTAATTACCAAATACCCGAAGAAGCTAAAAAGGCCCTTGCTCTTTATCAAAACATGGCGGCATCCCAGACCATGCCCGGTCAGCAATTGATGCAAAACATGATTAACCTAGAGCAATCTAAGGCGTTAGGTCAAATGAGTCGAGTTGGCAACGCGCAAGATGCCGCTGGATTAATACAAAGCCTTGGCGAAGCAGGTATGCAACAGCAACAAGAACTTGGTTTGGCTGCTGCTCAAAATTATATTCAACGTCAACAGAATTTAGCTGGGGCCTTAGGCACTATGGCTGGATATCAAGAAAAGGTGACTACTGACAAGCAACAGGACTGGTATGAACGCGCAGCTGCTGCAAGAGAGATGAGAGAGGCTGGACTTCAAAATACTATGGGTGCTGTTCAGGGTGTAGGCCAGATGGGAATGATGGGTCTTATGGGTGGATTTGGAGAACCAACGCCAAGGGAGCCAATTGGAGATATTCCTAAAATGGAATATAGATCAATGCCAACCTCTATTCCAAGTTTGACATTTTCGCAACCTAGCGGATTAATGCCTTCTAAAATTTATAACTTAAACACTGGAGCTTCAATGCCCCTTAGAGATCTTCAGAATTCTCTTAATATGGTTAAATACTGGTAATCATGGCAGAAATAGCAAGTCAAGGTAGAGTAGGAGAGCAAGGCGGCGGAGAGGCGGTCGTATTCGACACGTCTGGTTTCTTCCAGGATGTATACAATATACAAAAGGATTTGTATGCGCGTCAGGAAAAGAAGAAGGAGGAATTAAAACGCCAGCAAGCCACATGGAATGCCTATCTCGACGATATGCCGGATGTTTGGCAATCTGACTATGAATACGTAAACAAGGCTCTTAACGAATACAATGACTACATAGTTGATTTGAAGACTCAAGGTTTGGATCCAGAAAACCTGGACCCAACCATTATGCGAAAGATTAAAGAACTTCAGAATAAAGTAGCAAAAGAAACGTCAAGAGCTAAGGACAATGAAACGTATTCTAACCAAGCGTTTCAGGTGTTGAATAACGACAAGACGAATAAGTACAATAAAGACCATGCTACTCAATGGCTCAGGGATTATAGCGATCCTACCAAGAGTCCAGAGCAAAGAGCCAAGATGCGTATTGAGTCTAATCCGTTTAAGTTAAACTACGATCTAATAGAATTTATTGACGAAACGATTCCTGAGGAAACAGTTGTTGATAAAGGTCGTGAGAAAATAACTTCGAGGAACAAGGAGGCTCATCGCTCACTGGTGCTTGACTATATCACAAATGATGAGATGGGTCGGGATATGTATGAGTCTTTGAAGAAGCCAAACGAGACTGAGATTCAATTTTCAGAGCGTATTGCTGAAGAGGGCCAGAAAAGATATCCGGCTAAACAAGATAAACAACCTGCTCCAACCGGTGGAGGTGGAAGTGGTTCAGGCGGTGGCTCAAAAAAGGAGCCTGATGTTCTTATTACAGGACAAAGCAAAGAAACCGACCCACAATGGGACCAGTCTTATAGCGTCAACAAAATAGCTCTTGGTAAAACAAAGCCGGTATATGTTTCTGGTAACGATGGAAAGCCGGTTATGAATTTTGTTCCTGCTGATGGATTTTATCTAAAGCCCGGTGGAGCTGTAGCCGCAAAAGGGTATGGAACTATTGAAGAAGTTCAACTAGATGGCACCAAGCTCGCTAAACAGATTGCCATTACAGTTGATTACGATAAAAACAAAGGAAACTTTGATGCTCAGGGATATCCCAATATCTTTGACGAGTTTAGGACAAGGACGGGAGTAACCAGTCCTACGGGAGTAACATATACAGGTGTACCAACAGGAGGATTTAATGGACAGTAACCCTATCTATAAGTTCATGAAAGAAAATAATCTCACCCAAATGGATGAGGCTTCTTTCATTAAGGCGTATTCAAACCCACAAAAGTCTGCTGAAATTCACAAATTTATGGTTGACAATAAGTTAACCAATTTGGATGCAACCGCATTTCATTCGGCATATTTTGATACTTCAAAAAAAAAAGTATCTACAGATTCTTCAGAGCCTGCCGAGCAGCCTGGTCAGCCTTCTGCGCCGAGTACAGGTCAAACAGCATTTGATACATGGAATCCAGCGTTTAAAAAAGCTGAACCTGAAACTGAGGTAGAGGTACAACGTGAATCAAAATTCGCTCCTAAGCAACTTGATGGCGCTTACGATACATGGAGAAAATCTATAACAAAAGAGGCTAAGGATTATGCATTGCAAATTGGTTATGAAAAAGCTCCAGAAGAAGACGAGGTTTCTTCGCTAAGAAAGGCTGCGTCAGATCAGCTTGGTAAAAAGTCTTATACCCCTGAAGAGCAGGATCAAATACAGGAGATTGAAGATAAGATAAAAAAGGGAGAGAAAATAGAGATGTTGAAACCTGAAATGGGAGTAGGCACTGGATGGAGGCTCGGAGAATTTTCTTTGAATAATAGTCCTGAAGACGTATCTAATTTTTACAAAAAGGCATCTGAGTTAGGACTGGATGAGGATAGTACTAATATACTCAATTTAACCAATAAAAAGGCCGAGGGCAGTCTTTATGGTGAGATTCAGATTGCATCAAGAAACTATGCTGAAAAAGCCGCTAATTTATGGTTTGATTTGGTTTCGGAAAAAAATCCAAGTAAAGCAGAGTATTTAAGAGAAAAATACAATAAGATAAAGTCAATTCCAGAAAACGAAAGAAGTTCGGACGACGAAAAGTTTTTAAGAGATACCGAGGGTCGGGCTATAGAATTACACGCTGCCGGAAAGAGTTTCCGATTAAATAGGGTTGTTGAAAGAATAAACGACTTGAACGGCAGGGCGGTAACTGATGAGCAAAAATTAGAGCTTGACAATTTGTTTGAAGAGTATGGAAAGTTAGATACTTCTTTGACGGGAATGGAAAAGGCCGACAAGCTCAATCGTATGCAATATGGTTATATAAGCAGAGTTGAGGCGGCTGAGGATGAATGGAAGCAAGATCGATATAATAAGATGTCTCAGGGAGATGGTAAGCTATCTCAGTTTTTCCAGTCTGCCCTAGGCGCAATAGTTCGTGGGGGTATAAGCATTGGACAGGTCCCTAAAGTTTTTGGCGACTTGATTGGCGATAAAGACTATGACTATTGGGACGAAACATACGATTCCATCGAAGGGACTAAACGCGGAGTATCTTCTTTCTACAACGATCTACCACAAGGAAAAAAATCAAGCGATCTTCCGTTTACGGCAAGATTAGCGTTGGTTGGAGGTAACGCTGTTGGTAGTGCATCATTATTTATCGGAGGTGGTATTTTAGGTGGAGCGTCTAGGGTTGGTCAAACAGCTGCCACGTTTGGCACGGCATTTTTGACTAGCGAATCAGACTACTATCAAGAAGCACTTGACGCTGGAATGGACAGTCAATCAGCGGCTTTGTTTGGCACTTACCTGGCCACTCAAAGTGCAGTTCTTGAATCTATTATCCCTGATGTAAAATATCTTAAAACACCAGAATTTAGAAGGAGCGTAAGAAACTCCATAATGAAACGATTCAATTCAGGAATGCCACTAAAGGAGTCCATGAAATTTGGATATAAAGATGCTCTAAAAACACTGGGTGAGTCTGGACTTTCTTATGCTAAAACAGGAACAAAGGAGGCTTTTATAGAAGAACTCCCAACTACATTAGCAGAAGATCTTTCAAAAACAGCAGCTAATGCGATTGGTCAAAAGAAATATTTCAATGACACTTTTGATGGGGATGCTTATGTTGATGCCATACTTGGATCATTTGTGGCTGGTCCGGCCATGAATTTGTTATCAAGACCAGACTCAAAAAGTCCTGTTCAGGAAGAAGTTATTCGAGAGATTGCCGAGAGGAAAGATAAATTACTTAAAAAGGGAACGGCTTCAGATAAAGCCGCTGAACCAGACAGCAAAGGGGAAATAGAAGATACTGCTGAAATTCTTAATGGGATGAAAGCACACTCTGGATGGAATAATATGTCCAGAGAGGAGCAGAATCATGCGCTTGCTACAGCTCAACAGATTGAGGTGATCAAGAAGGAGCAGGAAAAAATGAAGAAAATTGGCATTGAGGACGAGACCAAAAACGAGCAAATAAAACAGCTTGAGAATGAGGTCAACGAAATGTTCTCAATGCAGCTTGATCGTCAAAAGCAGGCAGCATATGATGCAAAACTCAAGGCAATTGAGGACGAGTTCAACAAGTCTATTGAGGGAGAAGAGTATCCGGTTCAGGAGGATGAACGTGACCAAGAAATCGTAGAGCTTCAAAAGCAGCGTGAGGAACGAGGTGTTAACGAACTTGACACGTTCTTCGGTGACATGAAACCAATGGTTCCATTCGCGGTAGAAAGAACGGAGCAGGGACAGCCAGTGGCTCAGTCTGTAAAGCAGGCTGCGTCAAATTACCTGTATAAGAAATACAAAGAATTGACGGATATGAAGTCAAATCCAAACCGGATGATGACCCGTCAACAGATTGCAAATGTTCAAAAACAACTTGAGCAGGACATTCGTACACTCGAAGGAACTGCCGAGGTAAAACCACAAATCAATGATCAAGAAAACATCCAAGGGGTACCAAGTGAAGTCGGAAAAGGGCAAGAACCTGTCACAACCCAACCTATCGAAGTCACAAGCGAAGAAACGCCTGCAACAGGTGGAGTACTTCAAGCACAAGAAGAAGTAGTAACTCCACAGGTTACAGAAGAACCCGCTCCTAAGCCAGCCCGTAAGACTCGACTTGCCAAGATGTTTGAAACATCTGAAGGTGAGACGGCTGCCGGCAAGGTTGCAGACTTCTTGAAGGAATCAAACATCGGTGTTGAGGTTCTCGACACAAAGGCGTTTGAGGAAACAGGCAAGCAGCGTAACTTCGAGGGAGGTGCCGACGGGGTGTTCCTAGTTGACAACAACACAGGAAAAATATATTTAAACCAGGAGAAGATAAAGACCGCTGAGGGTAAAACCATCGCATTCCACGAGGGTATTCACCCAGTAGTAAACATCATCCGCAACACCAATCCAAAGCAGTACCAAGCGATCGTACAAGGTCTGAAGGCGGAGGCTGCAAAGAATAACGCCGTGGCTGAGGCCGCTGCTGCCGTTGCCGCTTCTGAATATTACCAGGAGCAGGGTCCTTTGGCTATTGAAGACGAGACCGTTGTTGAAACCATGGCTCGTGTGGCTGCTGGGGATATTGACATCGATACGTTCGAGCCTACCTTCCGCGAGAAGTTCATCGACTTCATGAATAAGCTGGCTAAGATGCTTGGTCTAAACCCGATCGCGGTAAACTCTCCACGAGTTGAGGTGAAGCGTTTTGCTGATCAACTTAGCAAGGCGTTGAATGAAGGAGGTAAGATCAGCGATATTGTAGGGAAAAAAAATGTAAAAGAATTCCAATCTACTGAAGCTGCTCAAAAAAGAGCTGTTAGCATTGCTAAGGGTAAGGAAAGTCTTCTCAAATATGGTTTGAAGAAAGGTGTAAATACGACCAGAAAAATTGGAGAGGCACTTGAGAAAAGATCAAGGGAGTTATATGGCATCATAGCTAGAGATGATAGATCTGAAAAAGCGTTAAAGGCCATATCTTCATTCATGGCTGATGAGGTTAGATTCTTTGTGGAAGAGTTTGGTGAAAACAGTGGTAAGGGATGGTATGGAGAGAAGTTTCAGAAAGGACTTGATGCTATGGCAGCAGTCTTTCCGGAAATGAAAGATGATCAAAATGCAAGGGATTTGTTTACCATGTTGGTAGCTATAACTTCAGATGGAACTGAGGTTATGCAAAATTTCCAACAGGCAAGTTTGGCTTATAAAAATTATAAGGAAACTGGTAAAATGCCTACCACAGCAAAGGCTCAACGCGCTGATTCTTACATGGTCAATTTCAGAAACATACAACAACTGCTTGATAAATACAATGGAGACATTCAAGCAATTAAAAAAGAGCTGTTGACCGTAGGATCCATATCAGATTTGAATCAGCAAAGAAAGGCTCAGGGTCTTGATAAACTTGATACAAAATGGCCGGCCTCATTTAAAGTTCCGTTGGCCGCTTCAATTTTTGGACCT